GTTAAATTAAAAACAGGAGAAGAAATCTTTGCAAAGGTAGCAGCCTCTGAAGAAGATGATAGGACAATGTTGATTATTTCTAATCCAATCATTGTTTCAGAAATTAAAGGTAGAATGGGTATAGTTGGATATAAATTAGAGCCTTGGTTAAAAACAACAACCGAAGACATGTTTATTTTAAATTTAGAAGATGTTCTCACTTTGAGCGAATCTTCTGATATTGAAATGATTATGATGTATCAATCTTATATTAGATCCGGATCAAAAGATACTAAATCAAAAATTGATAGAAAAATGGGATATATTGCTAACGTTAATGATGCTAAAGAGATTTTAGAAAAGCTCTATAAAAATAGTTAAAGCTAATCTTTTTAACCTCCACAAAGGTAATTGTACACAGTTTTGAATACCTTGTCAACTAGTTAAGTTTATGTTATTATACCTACATAATAATGATAAAAACTCATGATAACCACAGCAGTCATGACCAAAAGAAAGAGGTCAGAGCATTACGTCAATAACAAAGAGTTTCTTGCAGCATTGATTAAGTACCGCGAAGACAAAGAAATTGCAGAGATTCAAGGAAAACCAAAACCTCCTATTCCTCGCTACATTGGAGAGTGTTTTCTGAAGATTGCAAATCATCTTTCCTTCAAACCAAATTTTGTGAATTACATGTTTAAGGAAGATATGATTTCCGATGGTATTGAAAACTGTGTACAGTATATTCACAATTTCAATCCAGAGAAGTCGCAAAACCCCTTTGCATACTTCACTCAAATCATTCACTACGCTTTCCTCCGCCGCATTCAAAGAGAAAAGCGTCAACTAGAAATCAAAAACAAAATTTTAGAACGCTCAGGATTTTCTGAAGTTTTTACTGATGATAACTCAGTTGACGGTGGCAACTATTCCGACTATAATAGCATCAAAGATGGTGTCCATTCCAAACTTCGTTACTGAATGAAAGTCGCTATTATTACTGATCAGCATTTCGGAGCACGAAAGAATTCTAAACTCTTTCATGATTACTTCTTGAAGTTTTATAATGATATTTTCTTTCCTACCTTAGAGAAAGAGGGTATCACGACGGTCATTGATATGGGTGATACTTTTGATAGTCGTAAAGGTATTGACTTCTCTGCACTTTCTTGGGCAAAGAACAATTACTATGATCGTCTTAAAAATATGGGCATCCAAGTCCATACAATTGTTGGAAATCATACCGCATATTATAAGAATACAAATGAAGTAAATGCTGTGGATTTGTTACTTCGTGAGTATGATAATGTAACCGTTTATGCTGAGCCAAAAGAAGTTGGTGTTGGTGGACTTAATATTCTTTTTATTCCTTGGATTAATCAGGATAACCAAGACAAAACTCTTAAGATGATTAAAAAAACTTCTTGTAAAGTTGCTATGGGTCATCTTGAACTGCAAGGGTTTAGAGTAAATCGCTCAGTTGTAATGGAACATGGATTGGAAGCAAATCTTTTTAAAAACTTCTCTAAGGTATTTTCTGGTCATTACCATACTCGTTCTACTAACGGAACTGTTTTCTATCTCGGCAATCCTTATGAGATGTTTTGGAATGACGTAAATGATACTCGCGGATTCCATACTTTTGATACTGAAACCTTAGAGCATAGTTCAGTTAATAATCCTCATAGATTGTTTTATAACATTTACTATGAGGATACAAACTATCAAACATTTGATACTCGTGAATATGAAAACAAAATTGTAAAAGTAGTTGTTCGCAAAAAAACAGATACTAAAAAGTTTGAAAAGTTTGTCGATAAATTATACTCTTCAAATATCTCAGAGTTGAAAATTATTGAAAACTTTGAAATTCAAGAATCTGAGGAGTTTGAAGCATTTGAATCTGAAGACACCCTTTCTATTCTCAACAGATATATTGAGGAAGCAGAAGTTAATCTTGATAAGTCAGTAGTTCAAAAAATGCTACAAGAAATCTATCAAGAAGCGTGTGAGTTAGTTTAAGATGTTTATATTAACTATTAATGGAAAAGAAAAAGAGGGGGCATATTCAGTAGCAAACTCTGAAGGAG